TCTCCCCAGTCGTCTAGAACGTCTCCTACATCAAACTGCTCTTCAGGACTTAGTTTTTTATACTGTCCATAGGTGTAGTAATCCTGTAAATCCATGCCAAGTATGCCTGACAGTATTCCTTGCCTACCTAGAGCCTCAGCAGCACTCTGCCCTGCTGCTCCAAGAGCCTGCGTCCTTCTTTCCATCCTGTACTGCTCACCCAACTTAGCCAGACGCTCTGCCAAATCAACCCCTCTCTTTGCCTCTTCTGTTGCTCTCATTGTACTCCAAGTAGTCCCTGCTGCATGAAAAGGAGCACGAGTCGCTGGCAAGATTTCTTCTCGATATTGACGCATAGCAGGTTCAGCCATAGCTCTAATTGCTGCTGTCTCTTCCTCTGGTGAGACTGCCATCAGGCGAGAGAGAACTCCTGCTCTTTCCTCTGCCCCAGGCTGGACTCCCATGAGGCGAGATAGTATTTGCTGCTGTTCAGGCGTTTGTGTAGAGACATAACCAAACTTAGGCTCCTCACCCAAAAGCTGTCTCATCCATTGTTGCTGTCCTGCAAAGTAACGATACTGTTCATACTTTTTTTGTTCCTCAGACATAAGTTCAGGATCGGGTTGTTCGCCAAAAAAGCCACTCAGCCCTCCTAAAAGTGCACCTATTCCTGTAAGCCATGCAGGATTAAAAACCATTTAACTCACCTCTCTCCAGATGGCATACCAACTGGTTGCCACCATTTTATTTCAAATGTCTCATCTGATGTAATATTTCTAAACCTATAAATTACTGAACGTACCTGTCCTGTATCAAAGTGGGCTGTGTAGTGTGCCCATGAACTAGTGAGGGTGTGGGCTTCTATTTCTGTCCAACTGCCTCCCTCATCCGTTGAGTAGTAAGTAGTAACTGCATCTCCCTTAGCCTCAAAGTGGAGAAGGTTGTGGCGTGTATGCTCTGCAGGATTCTTCGCTCTTATGCTGATTGAATCCCAGTACCCATCAATCGGACTAGCCCCATCATCTTTGGTTGCAGCTAGGTTGTTGTAATCATCAATAGCTCCAGTCCTGCCTATGAGGGCATAGAAGTTGTCATAGGAAATGCCACAGAGGCCAGTTTTACTATCCTTATACCAGACATACTCATCAAGCGTTCCCCCATATTTACATACATATACGAGGTCAGGAACACCACTTGATGTAGTAGGAATGAAGAGCCAGGCTTCCTTCAGCCCTTTGTTGACAACAAAGAAACTATTTTCACGCTTGGTCTTATAAATGCTGTTGTAGAGGTCTTTATCAATGGGGTCGCCTATGGCTCTACAAGATGTGCCTCCTGTGTATTCTCGTACAGTGAGATCGTCTGCTAGAAAGAGATGGCGGTTGCCGAGGTCTGCAATAGCGTTCTGTGCTGCAAGTCCCACATCGTGTACCAGCTCATCAAACCGAAAGACACTTGTGCCTCCGATATAGACCTGCTTAATGATTTGATGTTCACAGTAGATGACGCAATCGTGAGCAAGCATCTCAGCTCCCACAATCTTGCCTCCACGTCTTCCTAGAAGGTAGTTACTTCCATAGTCCCCTCCATCATCATCCTCTATATCAGCCCCACTCATCCACTGTATTTTTCTCTCTTCCTGAGTCCAACTACCAGCATACGTTCCTACATTAAAGAGGGTTAAGTGGTCTCGTACATACCTTATTACCTTAGCCCGTAGTACAGTAGAGTTAGTTGTGTGATTAGCTATTGTAGCTGCTATGGTACTTTGAGAGTCATCCCATATCTTTATCCTTGCCTTGTTGTCACAAAGTATGACTACTTCTGTTCCGTCACTCTTAACTGCCGGACACCATGTAAGTTGAGAGTAGGCAGTTTGTGCTTCTGACTCTGCTGAGTCCCAGTTACTATCACTCGTATCATAAAGGTAGTAGGCAGTGTTAGTGGCATTCTGAGAGAGGGCAACTAAGTCGTCAGTCCAGCCAAAAGGAGACTGACACAAGCCTTGCACTTTACCAGGAATGTTAGTATTGCCTGCATCGTCAACGCTAAAGGCACTAAAGCCTGTACGTTTCTTCAGTATTCCATTCTCAACTGTTACATTCCTACAATTACTTGCATATCTGAGGTCAAGTGCCATTGCAGGCAATCTGAAGTCGAGCATCTTGATAGGTGCGACAATAGTAGGAGCTACGAGGGCTTGTTCATCCTCACGAGTGGGCATCTTCTACATCCTCAAATATTTGATTTGCTGCCTTTTTACACGCCTGACATAATAGTTTATGGTGAAACTTTCCTTTTATTAAATGTCCCTCATAGAAACGTATCTGTACTAACCTTTTTATAGGCATAATTCGATTACAATGAAAGCATTGCCCATAGTCAAGATTTATCCTAGCTTCCACAGAAGACACCCCACAGCAAAGCATAGTGGAAAGACCTTCATCATAATTTCATAAATCTTCGCCTTCGTCTTTATCTCAAAAGCTGTTGAGAGTATTATGCCACCAGCACCAATCGCCATGATTACCAACCCCATGGGAACTTCTCCTTTCGTTTAATCACCTTTCCACAACTATCGCACACAGCTTCTTTCTCCTTCTCCATAACCCACGTAGGCCCATCACACAGAGGGCAATAAATATGTAGTTTAACATCTTTACCCTCATAATATTGACCATTATCCATTATCCAGGCCCTCGTATCCAACTAGGCTTTAAGTGATAGTCAGTCATATCTGCTCCTGCTGTAACAGCAGTAGTGAATGGCTGAGCCTTCAGTTGAAGGTCATACTTAGAGGAATCCTTATCACCCATAATTGCAGCTTGTAGTAAGTCTCTGTAGTCTCCCTTGAACCTGCGTATGTCTTTTTCAAGGTTGAGGGAGAGAACAGTGAGCCAGTCAGCACACTTTATAATCACCTCGTCCATATAAAGGAGGTCGGAGACAGCTCCAGTAGCCATAGCAGTAGGCCACTTCAACCAACGTATATACATAGTGTAAGTTGCATCAGGAATGGGAGAGAGGTCGAAGTATCGTCCCCAAAGGATGTAGTAGACTGGTGTGCCTTCTGAATCATCCTCTGGATAGGGTCGGCGGAGGTCTTGTCTGCGAGGAGTGAGAGGATGAAATTTACGTTTGGTAGCGGACTCACAGAGGCGTAAGTCGTAGAAGGACTTAAGAGTAAGGGGGAGGGAGTATGTCTTAACTTCGTCCTCCGTATCAGTATAACTCTCTACTTTGAGGCAAGTAAAGTCGTGATGAAGAACAGAAGCATCTCGTACTATGATGTTTTGTGCCCTATGCACATACGTCCCTATCTCGGTACTCTTATCTGACCTTCCTGTGTCCTCCTGTACCTGACTCACTAACTCTGCATGGGTCAATGACATGAGTACACCTCCTAATTAAACTTCTGGTGATTCAATTGTTTCATTTGATTCCAAAGTTTTTCTCTTCTATCACATTCCTCTACAGGAACTTGTCTACCTCGTCCAGAATGTTTCTTCCTTGACATTCCCTTACGAAGAAGCAGTGAAAGTCGAACACATTGCTTTTTAACAATGAAATAGGGATAACAACTTCGCAATAGAGATTCTGCCTGTTGTCCACAAAGATGCCATCTAAAGAGATTCTTTCCTGTTGAATATGTTGTATCTCTCCATTTACATTTATATACCTTTCCTCCACAACGTTTTTGTATCTTTTCAAGTAGGGGTCTATATGTATTAGTTATTTCAAGCGTAAGTCCACCAAATTTTTTACCTATGATACATATATTTCCTTCACCATCTATAACACCAGCTAAGTAGGCTAGGAATTCTTTACCATCTACTGTTATGTCAGTCCTCCAGAAGGAAGGGGCAGAGGCTAGTTACCCCCACCCCTCAATATTCTTCTTACGGATTACAAGTCAGGAACACATAACCAAAGTCACCATCCGTATCAGTAATATCAGAAGTCAATTCCATTCCAACGGCACTCTGAACATAACCAGCAGTTTGTGCAACCAAATCACCTGATGTATTTGCTGAATATGCCATCTGAGAAGCATTAGCTCCAGTATCTGCAGCAGTCGTAAGTTTAACCGCTGCTGGCCCCCAAGTCTGCAGCCAGAAGTAATACTCATCAGTAATATCAATGAGTGGTATTCCAGCTCCAGTAGCAGTTACAGCAGAAGTTGGTATTACACCAAAGTACGGGTTTGTCCACAGAGTTACATCAGTGTCAGAGGTAGACCATGCAGTCAGAAGTCCTGGCTCATAGATAGTAACTGTACCAGTACCAGAAGCGATAGCTTCATTACTTTTTATTACATACTGGTCTCCGGCTCCAGTCCCTGCAGTTGCATGTACAATCAACATTCCTTCTGCATACTGGTCTTTGGTAATAGCACTAGCAGCAGTTATGGTAAGCTCTGTAGTACCAATTCCATGAGCTACAGTTACACTATCTTCTACATCACTATCCACAGAATACACTTGCATCAATCCAGCCGAAGTTCCACCCTCATGATGAGCATAATGAAATGTTCTCATCCCAAGTTTTATTCTTGCTCCCAGTACAGTTGTAGGAGTTAAGGACTCTGCATAAACACTCTGTCCAACTCCCAGTTGCCCATAGGACTGTCCTGCTCCTGCACCTGGTAATGCTTGTTTAATTGTCTCTGTTCTTGCGGGTATAGTCATTTAACTATCCTCCTTTTGCTTTTTCTTGGCTCAAAGGGCCCATTGGTTTGGGCCCCAGGAGTTCATACATTTTAGTCAATGTCAAAGACGACGGCCTGCGCATTTCTCTTACTCGTAACCAAGTTTCCAGATACAACTATTTGTGCATATCTGTCCAACGTATCAGGAGCCACTTTCCCACGTTTGTTACTGACTCAAAAGAGCCGGTTCTTTCATTTCTGAAGAACTCTGCACGTTTTCCACTCGTGCAGGTCGGACTATCGCATCTCTCTTTCGAGAGTCACCACGCTTAGTCTCTGCAACTGGAGAGTCTTTGCCTCGCAATTTCCTCAGTTCTTGATATAGAGATTCTCTATAAGCAATAACTTCTGAGGAGTGTGCTTGGCGTCCTCCTATTGTGTGCTTATCTATATGTTTTCGTAGTTTAGTGATAAGCTCACAATCCTTACCCTTTATCTGTAGATATGATCTAATGTCAGTCAGGAATGGAAGCATCTTAGTCTTGCTTATCTTCCATACATATAGAGGCTTTCGAGAGAATCTGTTAGTTGTGTTACTGAAATCTATAACTCCCATTTTACCTCCATAGAGGGATATAAAAAACTCAATCGCTTCCTTTCTTGACTGATTAAGACCAACCGACGGAGAGTAAGTAGGATTCACATGTCCTTCTTTGTTGAGGCTTCTATGGATAGTAAACCAACCATCGCTATCCATAACACCAGCGACATATGCAATCCTAACCTCCTTGTTGGGGGTGTTCTTTAATTTAAGCATATTGGTAGAATTTCCCCATTAATCAGTGGTGATTTATACTGAACCGAAGTTGATTCAGTCATGTCAAAGTTTGCCCCTGCCTGTGCCACCCAGTTGAGATATTTGGTATTGAGCATATACAGACTTCCACTCTTACAGGATGGAGATGTGATGATTGGAAGACCACGCCAGGTCAGATTCTCAAAGCCAGCATCACCAAGACTCTTGTTGACAATAGCCTTGATGTCTATACATTCATCATCATACCAGTCCAGTATTTGGTCAGTAGTGACGAATATATCAGGCTTGTCAGCACCATTCTTTGCGTTTCTGAAAGCATACTTCCAACTCTCCATCATGTTGAGGGAGACTACAGTTCCGTCAGTATCCATCTGACGATAGACATTTCTCCACCAGCTATTATCTGCTTGTGCAATTCCACCAACCTCTACCTGTGGTGAAGTTACTGCGGTGGTTGGGTCTTCATCACAGATGATGTCAAGACCATTAAATGCAGCTCCACTCTCTC